AAGGCAAGTTGGAGTTAATTTCCCACCGTTACATCCGTTCTGTAGGTCAACAACAATACCAGTACTTGACACAGAAAACTTATCAGAACTATCTAGAAGGGCTAGAGACTCTAAAACAGGCAAAAATATAATTATACCGGGGAATATGGGTTATAACGAATGGCATAAGAAATATGTTGATAAACAATAATAATGTTTAATTTTAATAAACCGTCCTAGACATGACGTTAAAAGGTCTTTTTATTATGCCCAAGCATTAATGGCAATAAACTGTATGGAATAATAGTCGGGGACGACTTAAAAAATAGGAGGTTCAAACATGGATCAAGAATTAAATAATGTCGAGACGGTTGAAGAAGAGAAGGTAACAGCTGAACCAACTAAAGAACAACCTAACGACAAGAAATATAGTGACGCTGAAGTAGACGAGATTATTAATAAGAAGTTTGCTAAATGGAAAAAAGAACAAGAAGCTGAACAAAGTGAAGCTAAGAAACTTAAATCTATGAATGCAGATGAAAAAACAAAATATAATCAAGATAAACGACAAGCTGAACTTGATAAGCGTGAGCAGGAAATAGCAAAACGTGAATTAATGGCGGAAGCTAAGTCAATTTTAAACGAACGTGGTTTACCTGTTGATTTAGCTGGGGTTATTGATTTAACGGACGCTGACACGGTTAAAGCTTCAATTGAGGCGATTGGCAAACAGTGGGAACAAGCAGTTCAAAAGGGTATTGCTGAGAAATTAAAAGGTACTCAACCACTAACTAAAGCACCTCAAAATTCAAATGGTATTACGAAAGAAGCATTAACAAAAATGAAATACCAAGAAAGACTAGATTTTAAAACAAAAAATCCAGATGAATATAATAGAGTAATGAAAGGACAATAATAAATATGGCAAATGTAACAATGATGACGGATGTATTTGATCCGCAAGTAGTAGCAGAAATGTTAAATGAAACAGTAGGTAAATCAATCGTATTTTCTCCATTAGCTGAGGTAGATACAACATTAGTAGGACAACCTGGGACAACATTAACAGTACCGCAATGGAATTACATTGGTGACGCTGAAGACGTGGCAGAGGGAACAGCAATTCCACTTGCTAAATTAGGTAAAAAATCAACAGAAATGACAATTAAAAAAGCTGGTAAAGGGGTAGAACTTACTGACGAGTCAGTATTAGGAGGTTTAGGAGACCCGATTAACACGGCTGTGAGACAAATTGCTAAGTCTATTGACCAAAAAGTTGATAATGATGTATTAGCAGCGGCTAAAACAGCAACTCAAACATACACAACTAAGAGTGGATTTAAAGTAGAAGACTTATCTAATGCACAAGATATCTTTGAAAGTGAAAATGACGATGTTTACGTTTTAATTTGCCACCCTAAAGCGGCTTCTAAACTAAGATTAAACGCTGCTAAAGAATGGTTAACAGGTACTCAAGTTGGTGCTGATAGAGTGGTGAGTGGAACATACGGAGAAGTGTTAAGCACACAAGTTGTACGTTCTAAAAAATGCCAAGAAAACGAAGCGTTTTTAATTCAAACTAGTTTAAATGAAGAAGTTGACACTAAAGCGTTCAAAGTATTATTAAAACGTGAAGTATTAACAGAATTCGATAGAAATATCGTTAATAAAACTACTGTAATTACAGCTGACCGCCATTATGGAGTTTACTTACAAAACGCTAAAAAAGTTGTTAAAATTACAGTAACAGCTGAACTATAGGAGGGGTTTTTATATGAAATTTTTAGTCAAAAATCCAATTTTCGACACAAAAACATCACAGACTTATCATGCTGGAGAAGTTTTCGATGTTACAGCTAAAAGATTAGAAGAAATTAAAGAAACGTTAGAACAACAAGGCGGTTTTGATTTATATCTTGAAGAATTGACAGAAGAAACTACTTCAGCTAAGACTGAAAATGAAACAGAAGTAACAAAAGAATAGGAGGTTTCCTATGCTTAATGAATTAGAACTATTAACTGGAGAAAGTGACGTAAAAGTCCTTTCTCTTCTTTTGCTAAGGGCTAATAATATAGTATTGGCAGAAACTAACAGGAGAGTTTTAACTCCTGAATTAGAACGTATAGCGTTAGAAATAGCGGTAGAGATGTTTAATAAACAAGGGAGTGAGGGCGAAGCGTCAAGAACTGAAGGCGGGATAGCTATTGTTTATCGTGATGGCTTACCCTCACATATCAAAAATACTTTATCTTCTTACAGGTTAGCGAGGTGTTCGGGGCGTGCGTTTGAAAAAGAACAGACTGAAACCTTACAAGATATTTAAATATGTAGTTAAGACTAATGAAGAAGGGGTACGTTTTAAAGGATATAAAGAGAATTCATATATTATTAATGCTGAAATATATCCAGCTTCAGGACGTATTCAAGCCCAAGTATACGGTGAAAAATTAAATTATATGTTAAATATGCTAATAGAACGTGCTACTGAAATAAATGAGCGTGATGGAATTTGTATCAACAGTGAGACACCTAACTATGAAGTAGTATCTATTAAAAAATATACATTTCATAAATTAGTGGAGTTAAAAAAACTTTGACTGAAATACAGAATATAAGTAGATTGATTAATAAAATCCATAGAATAGGTGGACCAGCAGGAGAACAAATTATAAAAGCTGGAGTCAGTAGGGGAACTAAAATAGTTCAATCTGAGGCTAAATTATTAGTGCCAACTAACTCTGGACGAACTAGAAATAGTATAAGAACAAAGGTTGATGGTTTGAAAGGTTCTGTTTATACTAATGAACCATCAGCTGTATTTGTTGAATTCGGAACAGGTAGTGTAGGAGCTAGTAATCATGGTGGAATAAGTCCAAATGTTAGACCATCTTATAGAAATACTCCTTGGTGGTTTCATGAAAGCATGGTTGAGGGTGGATACTTATCAGCATATAATTTCTTCACCATAGATACGCCCGTTGGTAAGTTCTATAAGACTGAGGGACAAGCAGCACAACCGTTTATGTACCCAGCCTTGAAGAACAATAGAGCCAAAGTTTTAGCTGAAATGGAAAAGTATTTAAGTAGAAAATTGAAGGAGATAACAAAATGATTAATGTTAAACCGTTAATATATAAGGAGTTGGCTAAAATAGCGACAAATGTAACGGACACTTATCCAGCTGATTGGGAGACATTCCCTGTTGTAATTTATTTAGAAGAGGAGAACAAACCTCATGAATGGCTAGATAATGGTGTAGAAGAGACTACTTATTTACGTTACAAAGTCGATATTTTCGATAAGGAAAGTACTTCTAACATAGCCGTAGAAGTAGATAAAGTATTTAGTTCTTTAGGGTTGAAACGAACTATGGCACAAGATATGCCAGACCCAAGTAATTTAAGGCATAAAGTTATGAGATTTGAAGGGATATATGATCCTGATACAAATATAGTATATCAATATAGAATGGAGGGCTAATATGTTAGCAAACGGAATTAAATTAGAATATAGTGAAACAACAAGTGGTTATACTCTGTTAACAGGGCTTAAGGAAGTACCCGAATTAGGGGTTGAACCTGAGAAAGTAGAAAATACAACACTAGCTGATACTGTAAAAAAATATGAGTTAGGAATTGGAGACGCTGGGGAACTAGAATACAAATTTAAGTATGAAAATAAAACAGCAACTTCACCATTTAGAGTATTACGTAAAGCTATGGACGCTAAAAAGGTTCTTAACTTTAAACAAACATATCCAGACGGTACAACAGTAACATTTAGAGGTCAAGTTGCAGTAAAACTTGGCGGTGGTGGTGTAAATGGTGTTATTGAATTTACACTTAAAGTTGCTTTACAGTCAGATTTAGTATTCGTAGACGCTTCAGTAGTAATGTAAGATAAGAAAGGAAATTAACATAGATGACAAAGAAACCATATACAACTTGGAAAGTTGGTAAAGAAGAATATAAACTAAAATTAACAACATCAGCAGTATGTAAACTTGAGGAGAATTTAGGGGTAAATATTGTTAAAATCTTTAATTTTAATGATGATTTTCCATTACCTCCATTAAAAACTATGTTGTATGTATTACATGGTGCTATTATAAAATACCACCATGGGGTGAAATTTGATGATGTAATGAATATTTTTGATGAATATCTAGACGAAGGACACGATCAAATGGATCTATTAATGGAAGTATTAATTCCGTTAATGCAAGACTCGGGTTTTATTCCGAAGGAAGAAAAGAAAGCGGAAAAAGTCAAAGTTCTAAAATAATAGAAACTATGACTGAATATATTGGGGAGTTGTACCCTATTGCACTTGATGTAGGTATAACTCCTACTTTATTTTGGGAATATTCAATACAAGAAATAACAGATATTATTGATAGTAGAAATCGTGTATTAGAATTTAACAGGAAAAATGAATATATCCGTGATTATTATTTGGCTAAAAGTGTTGTTGAATGGTTAGTACCTATGTTAAGTAAAGACGCTAAACCACCCGAATTATGGAATTGTGCTCCTGACTATGTTTTCGAGAAAGAAAAAGAAGAAATCGAGAAAAAAAGAGTTGAGTATGAATTAGAATTACATAAGGAACGAATGAGAGAATTTGCAATGAGGTATAATTCTCAACGGGCGAATAATATGCTATAATCTCTAGCAGTCGGATATCATTATAAATAATTAAAGTTAAAGTCAATCAATAGTGATTGGCTTTTTTATTTTATCTGAGAAAGGAGGAACAAATGGCAACATTAGAAGAATTAAAAGTCGTTATCAACGCTGAATTGAAACCGTTTCAACAAAAAATGAAAGAAATGGAGAATACAGTAACTCAATCTACTAACAACGTAAAAAATAAGCTTAGCGGTTTAAAAAGTATGTTTTCAGATTTAGCAAAAGTAGCCGCTTTAGGTTACTTAGCAAAAGAGTTATACCAGTTAGGTAAATATTCAGTTCAAACAGCGTTAGAAGTTCAGGCTTCTATGAACCAAATTCAACGGCTTATGGGTGAAAGTTCTCAAGCTTTCTTGAAATGGGCTGAAAATAATGCATTAGCTTTTAATATGAGTAAAGCTGAAGCTATAAAATACGGATCAACCTATGGAAATATACTGGCTGGTTTCATTAAAAATCAGGATAAATTAGCAGGTTATACAGCTAAACTGTTAGAAACATCTTCAATCATTGCACAAGGAACAGGGCGAACTATGACTGATGTTATGGAACGTATCCGAAGTGGTTTACTTGGAAATACTGAGGCTATTGAAGACCTAGGGGTAATGGTTCAAGTTAAAATGATTGAAAGTACAGAGGCGTTTAAAAAGTTTGCTAATGGTCAAAGTTGGGATCAATTAGACTTCCAAACACAGCAACAAATAAGGTTGATGGCGATTTTAGAACAAGCGACAAAACGCTATGGAGATACATTACAAGATAACGTTAATAACAGAATATCAACGTTTAAAGCTTTGATGAAAGATTCAGCGTTAAATATCGGTAATGCGTTTTTACCTATAATTAATGCTATTATGCCTATTTTAAATGCATTTGCTAGTGTTATTAGAACAGCGACAGCGAAGTTGGCCGAATTCATTCAATTACTATTCGATAAGAAAGTAAGTAGTACTGATGGAGTCGCAGGGGCTGTAAATAATGCTACCCAAGGCTTGCAAGGTGCAGGGAATGCGGCTGGAGATTTAGCTGATAATTTAGATGACGCTGGCGGAGGTGCTGGCAACCTAGCTGATAATGTAGGAAAAGCAGGTAAAGCCGCTAAAAAAGCAGTAAAAGAATTACGTGGTTTAATGGGGTTTGATGAAATTAACCTATTAAATAAAAAGAATGATGACTCTGACGACAACTCTGGAGGAGGTGGCGGAGGAGGTAAAGGCGGTAAAGGAAAAGGGGCTGGTGGTAAAGATATTTTACCTGATATAGAAATTTCTGATAGAGGTACACAATATAGTACTATGTTTGATGGACTTCTTGAAAAACTTAAGCCTTTATTAGCTTTTCTTGAGCATTTAAAAAACTTGTTTAGCCTTGGTTGGAAACTTACTTTTAGAGAAGAAGGTATTGAGCAACTTAAAAAATCACTTATGGGTATTAAAGAGTCGTTAGAAATAATATTTGGTGATGGTTTAGTTGCACGAACAGCCGGAACGTTCTTAGAAAGGTTAGCATTTGCATTAGGACAAACAACAGCGGCGTTAGCTAACGTTGTACTAGGGATAGCCGTATTTATTGCTGAAAGTCTTAATAAATCGTTGCAGGAAACTAGACTTGATATAAAAAGTTGGCTAATGCGAAGTTTCTTAGAAATGGGAGATATAGTAGGTAGTATTGGTAATATTGCCGCTGATATTTCAAACATTTTCTATGATACTATTACCAGCCAACCGTCAACAGATATTGGAGCTAATATAATTTCAACATTAACTTATGCTGGAATGGGTGTTGTTGATGTTGGATTGAAACTTGGTAGAGATTTATTAGGCGGTATTGAACGTGTAATTAGAGAAAATTCTCAACCTATTACAGATGCTTTCATTGGTATGTTAGATGCGTTAAAACCTTTCTTTGAGACATTTAAAGAAGCTGTAAGAGATGCTTTTAAAATATTTAATGATGTATACGATAACCATATAAAACCGTTTATTGATAGTTTCTTTAAAGGTATATCAGAAATTGTAACCACATTATCTAATGCATGGAATAATCATATAAACCCAGTTTTAAAAGAGTTGGGAGAAAAATTTCATGATGTATATAGAGATTATATAAAACCAGCTATGGAAAAAACAGGTGAAGCAATTGGTGTTGTTTTCGATGTTTTAAAAGATTTGTGGGAGAATGTACTTGTTCCAGTAGGAAAACTATTATCTGAATTAGCTACAGGTTCTTTAGGAGAAATAGTCAAAATCTTAGGAGAAACCTTATTAGAAGCACTAAAAACTGTTTCTAAATGGTGGAAAGAACTAATGGATGTGGTAAAAGATTTTGGTGACTGGTGTAAAGAACATAAAACGACTATAGAAGCGGTTGTTGTGGCAGTCGGTAGTTTTGCAACGGCATTGATGGTATTAAAAGGTGCTTCGGCAATAGCCGCGACATTATCAGCCATTTCTGGTGCTAGTGTGTTACTATCAGGTGCATTTACAGCCTTAACAGTCGTTGAAACAATACTTACTGGGGTGACAACAGTATTAGGTGGAGTATTTGCATTTTTAACTTCTCCGTTAACACTTATTGCCTTAGGTATTGCGGCGATAATCACAGTTGGGTATTTATTATATGCTCACTGGGATGAGATAAAAGCCTATGCAGAAGAAGTTTGGAACTCTATAAAAGATTGGGTTAATCAAGCTTGGGAAGGTATAAAAGAAGCGTGGAGTAACATCGGAGAATGGTTCTCTGAAAAATGGGAAGCTGTTAAAGTGATTTTCGAACCAGTAGGTCAGTGGTTTAGTGAGAAATTCCAACAAGCTTGGGACTTTATAGTTAATATATTTAGCGTGATAGGTCAATGGTTTAGTGAAAGGTGGAACGAGGTTAAAACTATTTTATCTCCACTAGCTGATTGGTTTAAAGAAAAATTCCAAAATGCTTGGGATAATCTGACAAATATATTTAAAATAATAGGTCAATGGTTCAATGAAAGATGGACTGAGGTTAAAAACATTCTATCTCCTATAGGTCAATGGTTTAAGGATAAATTCCAAAGTGCTTGGGACGGCTTGACAAATATATTTAAGTCACTAGGTTCTTGGTTTGGTGCTAGATGGAACGACGTAACAAATGTACTTAGCAACGTTGCTAGTTGGTTTGGAAATACTTTCACCAGTGCATATAATGCGGTTAAGAATGCATTTAGTTCTATAGGATCATTCTTCAGCGGTGTATGGTCTACTGTTAAGAATATATTTGTAAATGCTGGTCAAATGGTCGGAAGTGCTGTTGGTGGAGCATTTAGAGGAGCGGTTAATGCTGTATTAGGAACTATTGAAAATATAGTAAATGGATTTATTAATATGATTAATGGTGTAATAGGAGTTATTAACGCATTACCCGGGGTTTCATTAGGATATATCAACGGAATTAGTTTACCAAGGCTTGCTCGTGGTGGTATTGTTGATAGCCCAACAATTGCAATGATTGGGGAGGCTGGTAAAGAAGCGGTTGTACCACTTGAAAATACTGGATTCTTACAAACAATGGGACGTGTTGTAAGTAGTGCTGTTGCTAATGTAATTGGAAACAGCCAACCAACCTCAGGCGGTTTAACTGGTGATATCGTAATCCAGTTAGGTGGTACGGAGTACGCTAGATTTACGATTGATGAAATCAATAAAGAGCAAGAAAGAGTTGGTGAAACTCTTATAAAAATTTAGGAGGAACAATAAATGGCAAAGTTAATTATTAATGGAGTAACAATTGTTACTCCTAAATCATTTCAAGTTTCTATTCAAGATATTGACGGAGAAACAGGACGTGACGCCAACGGAAATATGGTAAGAGATAGAGTCACAACTAAAAGAAAATTAGACTGTGAATGGGGTTTTTTAACTCAATCTGAAATGAGTACCTTATTAAGTAGTGTTACAAGCGAATTCTTTTCAGTTTCCTACCCTGACCCTATCATAGGTCAAACAACAAAAACATTTTACGTTGGTGATAGAAGTTCACCAGCTTATAGTTTTAGTGAAAAATTCAAGCCGTGGAGTGGCTTAAAAATGAACTTCATAGAAAGGTAGGTTAATATGTTTAACAACAACACAAGTTATCAAGAAGCAATAAATGCACCCTCGAGACGAATTACTGGGAACGTAACAATAAAAGGTCAGAAATTGTCTGATGATATTTCATCAATAGACTATGTTAGTTCAATTTCCGGGAATACACTTACTATTGGTGCTACAAATGCTTCAACAGTAGATATTAAATTCAAGAAGTTAATAGAAGGATTAGCAGAGAGGGAGTTAATAAAGGTTTCATTCTCTGTTCAAACGTCTAGCGGGATTGTTGAAAGGCAAATTGGAGAGTTCTTTTTAACTGAAATAAAACTTGATAGAAACAACAAAACAACAACGTTAAAAGCCATGGATAAAATGGCTTTTTTAAATGATAAATATACTTCTACTTTACTTTATCCGACATTAGGAAGGAACATTGTACAGGAGATAGCTAATAGCTGTAATTTGAGGGTTAATAATAATCTTAATATAACAAACTTACCTAGTTTTAGTAAAAAGTTAGAAAAAGTTACTTACCGTGAAATGTTAGGATACTTGGCACAGACAGTAGGAGCTTTTGTAATTTTTAATAACAATGGTGAATTAGAGTTTAAAAAATTAAATAGAACACAAAAACAAATCTCAAAAGGCTCTTATCTTTTAAAAGGTTTGGAAGTAGACGAGGTAGAATACAGAATTAACGGTATTTCTATCAGTTTAAATAATCAAGAGAAAACAATATTAGCTGTTGGAAGCCCATTAGGTACACAGGTTAAACTTACTAACCCATTAATGACACAAGGTTGGTTAAATTCTATCTTCTCTGAGTATTCAAGATTAAGATTTAACCCTTTTAAATTAAATTGGCGTGGTGATCCATTTGTTGAAGTAGGTGATTGGGTTTCTATAGAAATAGCTAACGGCTCTTATCGTGCGTTTCCTATCTTGGAATTAAAACTATCTTATAGCGGTGGTTTAAAGTCTACTATAGGGGCTAATGTTAAGGGGACTACAACTTCAACAACAGAATATAAGGGGACAGTTGAACGTCAAATTGAGTTTATTAACGCTCGATTAGGGGCTTCAGGAAACTATGTGTATGCTGATACGGTTGAACCAACTAACCCAAAAGAGGGTGACACATGGTTTAAACCGAACGGAGCATTTACTGACTTATATATCTATGAAAATAACCAGTGGGTTTTAAAAACATCTACAGGGAATATTGAAGGGTTAATTACTAAAATCACAGATTCAAGTGTTTCAACTCAAAACTTAGCTACCGCAATAGCAAAAATTATAGAACTTGACGCTGCTAGAATTACAACAGGTAGCCTTACTTTTGAACAATTAAGCAGTAATACTGTTAGTGAAATTAGGAAAGGTATGGTTAGTGAAACAAAATTTAATAGTTTTGTAAACGATTCTAATGGCTTACGACAACAAATGAGTTCTGAGATTGAGAGGGTTGTTGAAAGTAAAAAATCAACCCTTAAAGGACAAGACGGAACAAGTAGTTATATTCACCGTAAATATAGTGATAATGCTAATGGGACACCTATGAGTGACAACTCAACACTTAAATATATAGGTATTTATACAGGTGACAAAGCAACAGCACCAACAAGTGCTAGTGAGTATAGTTGGACTAAGATTCGTGGAGAAGACGGAGCGAGAGGACGTGACGGGAATAATGGTAGAGATGGTGTAGACGGTAAGTCTATAAATGAAAATCTGTTACCTAATTCAAATTTTGCAAAAGAGCTTGAAAACTGGGAAATGCCAAGATTAATTAATAGTGGTCTAAATTGGCAAAAAGGACACGCTATCTATCATTTTGGTAGAGGTTTACATATATGGGGAACACCTAACGGAGAATATAAAGGATTAGGGACTATACCATTTAGTTTAACAGCAAAACAAGGTGAAAAAATAACTGTATCGATGGATTTAGGAAAAGATGCATTAACTGCACATTCTATTTTATTTATAGGTTTGCATTATATCGTTGATAATGATATAGTTTCACAACAATGGCAAACACTAGATTTAGCAACACAAAATTTTGAAGTTAAGAAATATAAACGTATTTCAAAAACATTTACAGTTACCGCTGATATGAATAAATGTAGGTTGATGATACATACAAAAGCTAATCAACTTATCAATTTTTACATTGATAATATCAAGTTAGAACGTGGAGAAGTCGCAACCGAATGGAGCCCGGCTTATGAAGACTTGAGAGGTCGTGACGGTGTAAGTAACTACATTCACAGGAAATATAGCGACTCTTCAAACGGTGCTAATATGGATGACAATTCAAATCGTAAGTATATAGGAATTTACACAGGAACAAGCCCAACTCCTCCAACAACAGCAAGCAGTTACTTATGGTCGAAGATAAAAGGTGAAGACGGAGCAAACGGAGTACCTGGAGCTAAAGGTGTTGATGGAAGAACGCCTTATTTTCACACAGCTTATTCTAATAGTCCTACTGGGGACAGAGATTTTAGCACGACAAACAGTAGCGATAAACTATATATAGGAACATACAGCGATTTTGAGATTGCTGATAGTAATGATTATAGAAAGTACAAATGGGTAAAAATCAAAGGTGAAGATGGACGTAACGGCGTAAGTAGTTACATCTACCGTAAGTATAGCGACAACGCCAACGGGTCACCGATGAGTGATAACTCAAACCTTAAGTATATAGGTATTTATACCGGTACTAGTGCAACAGCTCCAACAACACCGTCAGCTTACACTTGGAGTAAGATTAAGGGTGAAGATGGTCAACAAGGTGTGCCAGGTGCTCGAGGATCAGATGGTAGAACTAGTTATTTACACACGGCTTATTCTAATAGTCCGACAGGAGACCGTGATTTCAGTACAACGAACAGCACTAACAAAGAGTACATTGGAACTTACACTGATTTTGAAATTAATGACAGTAATGATTACCGTCGTTATAAATGGGTTAAAATCAAAGGAGAAAATGGTCGAGACGGTAAGTCTATAAATGAAAATCTATTGCCTAATTCAATTTTCAATCAAGGTTTTGCAAAATGGGAGGATAAATTAACAAACAGTGGACTTAATCACAGTTTTGACCATGCTATTGCTAATTTTGGAAGAGGATTGCATATTTGGGGTACTGCTAACGCTGACTATAAGGGTTTATCAAGCCTTCCATTTAATTTAGTAGCTAAGCAAGGTGATAAGTTAACCTTAAGTATGGATTTAGGGAAAGACGCGTTAAATAACAATGCACCATTATTATTAGGTATTCATTACATGGACGATAAGGGCGTTATTGTTTCACAACAATGGCAAACACTAGATTTAGCAACACAAAATTTTGAGGTTAGGAAATACAAACGTATTTCAAGAGTGTTTACAGTCCAAAAAGACATTAGAAAATGTCGTGTGATGATATACGCCACTACAAGCCAACTTATTAATTTTTACATCGATAATATCAAGTTAGAACGTGGAGAAGTAGCAACCGAATGGTCTCCAGCATATGAAGACTTACAAGCCCACACTTTAACTGCTAATTTGAGGTTAGAAGGTACTTACATTAATGGCGTAACAAATAACGTTAAGTGTTATTTGGATGTATTTTATGACGGTCAGAAGATAACTGATGGTTTCAATGCTCAGATAAAATTCAAGGGCGGTATTTTAAATACGTGGAGCAATTTTTGGACTGCGAAAGTCGACAACACAGGATTTTTAACGAATGTAAGCTGGGGGAATAAGGAACAACAATACCCGATAGCATTAGAAGTAATTGTGTTAGTCACTTATAAGGATTTAAACGCTGTAGCAAATGCAAGAATGGAAAACGTTCCTGATGTAGTTGAGATTAAAGAAGTTGTTAAGAAATATAAAACTTTTGAAAGCACGCTAGAAGGCTTTACGTCAGTTGTAGGTGAAATTAATACTAAGATACTAACCAAACAACAGATTAGACAAAATTTAAGTAGTGAAGATGTTGAGAAAACAGGAAATGATTTATATTTTAATGCGAAAGAAAACTTACAAGCTAATGAATATTATACGATTTTAGCTGATTTAGACGGTGTCCCAGCTAATCAAAAGGCGAAAATATACGGTGCCAGCGATGATGGAGATGAGAAATTAATTCAGAACGGGTTAAATTATTGGGTTGTTAAGTATCCTAATAATCGAGGTAGCATTAATCTATATCCTTTGGGGGCTAATACTAAGGTTAAGAACGTAAGAATATTCAAGGGTGATTTTAGAATTAAAAAAGATGCTGAACGAGAAAACTTATATAGTGACTATGGGCACGATGATACAGGTTTTCTTCATTTGATTTTAAATAAAAATAAAATTAACGGTAATGTTTATTTAGTAAAATTTGATGCTTCTAATTTTTCTAACGGTGCTAGATGGGATGTATATAACCGTGTGGGATACAATCAAGAAAACTTAACTCAAGTTTTTAAAACTAAAAATAATGAATTTACATTCACTATCAATGACAACACAACTCCTGACAGAATGTATTTGAGAATCGCTCCCGGAACTAGTCCCGATATTTCTAACGTTGAAATATATGATGTAAGCACTGAATATGTTAAAAATAGTCAAGTAAGCAAGCTTGAAACTTCAATTAAGCAAACTAAAGATGAGATTGATTTAAAAGTTAGTAAAGATAATGTAATTAATGCAGGAACTGTTGGAGGAATGGTTGCAACAGAAGGTGGTTATGCTAGATTAGATGGTGGTACTATCAATATTACAAAAGATAATTCTAGACTTTTTTATGCAGATTCAACAGGGCGAATTGATTTTACAAAAAATACAACTATTAATATGTCAAAAGG